ATGTACCTCCACTATTAGGTTTAAGTTCAGTTTCTCCGTAGACCTGTCCGCCATCTGGAGGATAAATTGAGTTTGTAAAAGTATTGCTATTATACGTAGTTGAATAATATCTTATATCCCCAGTCGCACCTGTTTTTTCTGAATACAATGTCCACACATGGGCAACGCCGTTACTTTTAATTAGGTATAATGAACCCTCTTCACTTATGTCTTGTATATATCTATTTGTGCCATCCCAAGTCATTGTTATGTTGGTGTTAATTCCTCCGTAAGTAGTTGCAAATTCATTATAATATGTAGGTGAATTAGTAAAATCCATATAAACCGCTCCCATATTGGTAGTAACAGAACCAATATAAGCAAACAAATTAGTAGTAAAGCTATAACCTGTCATGCTCCTAGCCTTGAAAAAACTCTGCGTTGTATCCCTTGAATATGTGTTGTCTGCTGCCAAAACAGCACTTGGTTCGTTTGTTGTACCCACGTTGTGGCGGGTGAAGAATGATGGATCTGTGACCATTCCGTCATCGTCTAGTGTTAGCGTTTTGTAACCGAACGCTGATATTCCCATTGCCATTATTGCTAAAATTATTAATTGTCTTTTCATTTGTAACCTTTCTTTTTATACAAAATCATATTTGAGAGTTGGTGCATCGTTTTCAATTATAAACCACATTGCAATTTTTTCACCTGTGGGCGTTGTTGTTATTATTCTGCCGTTAATGTCAATTGTTATTGGCGAGCTTGATAGTTGTCTGTCTGCATCAAATGTCGCTATTGAATGTTCTACAGCTCCCTCTGTTCTGTCGAGTTTGCCGTTATCTATTGCATCCTGATCTTCTGCAGTCCTGTAAAGTGATGGCGTTATAGGGTCGGGTGCGGGTAAGTTGTTGTTTCTTAAATTGTAAAAGTCTACCGGATATTCCAAAGAATCTATGATGTGTCCATCGTCATCTTTGAATTGTATTTCGAGATAGCAACCTGTCAAACCTGACTTACCATAGATTTCATCATGCAATCTTCTTGATTCTGCATCAATTGATATTGTAAACACGCCTGTGGCTTGCTGTGACATATCTATTTCAGTTGCTTTTGCAAAAGGTATATCAGCGAGAGTGATGTCATCGTTCGCATCATAATCATGCTCTAGCGTTGCATCTACTGTAAAAGTGTAGACGTTGTCAACATTGTCAAACTCTGTATATTCAATTGTTTCAGTTTCATCTGCATCATTAATAAGAGCAAGTTCGCCTTGTGCATTCAAGTATGCACCCGTTTCAAGTGTTGCAATAATCTCTGTAACTGCACCAGTTAGGGCAGTGTTAATCGTACCCTCTTCTTTCCAGTCGTAATCATTCTTAATTACTGCGGAAGCTAATACATTGTACCCTGCAAAGCCCGTGTATGCATCTGTAAGGGTTTGTGAATTGATTATGTGTAGTTCTTGCTGTATGAACTCATTCAGCTTCATATAAGGTCTTAGAGCCATCATTGTACCCCTCGACACTCCTTGCGAGTTATATATACGCCGTGAAGATGTATCAAAATATATTATGTCTTTTCTTCTGTTCATATTTATTCTTTCTTTTTGCGGGTAAAATACACCCCTATACTTTCAAAATGTGATTCTACACTAATATACGAAGAATCATCCGTAATACTCAAATAATCATTAATCCATGTAGGCTGTTTTAAAGATGAATCCAAAGTATTAGTATGTGTCGACCCATACCAAATTCCTGCATCCAGATTTGTTATAGATGTATCAAGTTGATATACACGGTTATCAAGTAAATTGTACCAAATACCGTCTGGGTTTTTATAATCACCTGAACTACTTGAATTGTTATTATAAAAGAACACATCTACATCATAAACATAATCATTCAACATATTTGTGTATGAAGATGGATACCATGGATTTAATTTTACAGTCATATCCTCTGTTACAGTACAATCTATTGATGCATAACAATTTTCATCTTCCCCACCGAATGGGTTTAAACGAATTAAATAATTCATTTGCACACCATATTGATTGTTAACAGTAAAATTTGTAGATGCAACTGAAAAAGCCTTTGCCCAGGCTTCTGATACTGTTGCACCTCTACCTTCTCCATAATATTTTTTTGATGTCAAGGAGGTAATATTGTGATAATAGTGAGGGTACATTCGTGTCCTTGAAAAAGGTTGTGAGCCTGCTGGTACTTTGTAATAAGCAAGACTTGTTTTCATGTTTTGTGCAATTACATTAAGATTACTATAAACCAAAGCTTCATCGATTATATTTGCTGAATTATCAAAACCAAATGATGAATCAGACAGGTTCAAACATAAAAACTTATTTGTTGTTGTTGTTTTGTATTTCAAATAATAACTTTCAACATCACCACTTATCAAATGAACATCGTCAAAGTAAAGCATTTCAGAACCATCTATTATCGTACCATCTGTCACATCATAATTTATGTTTGTTCTGTGACTAAAGTTATATAGTCCAGAATATGGAAACGTATAATAATCAACAACGTTTGTATCTACTGCATAGGGTGTTTTACACAAAGCATAAAGCAATGTATCACCAACCAAATATGTATAACTCATCTGCATATCAACCTTGTCATAAAATTTAATGTTAAGAATTCCAGATTGTTCTAATTTATTTGTTTTTATGTTTGAAAATTCAAGCGAGTAATCATCATTTGTGGATACGATTGAAAATGCTTTATTGTTGGCATAATTTGCAAATAATTTAAAATAATGGGTAAAACTTGTACCATAAGAGTTTTTAAAGCCCTCTTGCCAGAAAATTACAGGATTGGGAATTGGACAAAGTTTCAGATAGACAATAGGTGCATTTGTCTGAATTGATGTAAGTGGATAAGTCGGCCATATTTCTGTTGCAGGTACATCTCTAAAAAGAAAGAATTCTTCTGCATCTTCAAAAAGTGTTTCTGGGTCATCATAAAACTGACTACCACTTGTTATTTTAGAATTTACATAATGTCCACCCGAATAAACATTATCATTTCTACCTGCTTTATTAATCACTACAATAATTGCATTCAGATAATGATATAAGCTAAATTTATCCCAATATCTTTTGTGGCCATTCTTTTCTTTTTCAAAATATTTGAAGCTTTCCACAACATTTGTTTGAATCAGAAAACCATTGCTTACAGTAGTATAATAAAATGGTTGCTCAACAAAAGTGTCACTTGTTGAGTACGGATAAATCCATCCGAAGTCCATCAATAAATCATCCCATTTGTCAACTTTGCTTTGGACATCAGCACTATATGACAAGTATGTTGCGAAGGTCAAAAATAACAGAATAATATTTTTTTTCATCTTCTCCCCTTTCTTGACATAAAATTTTATAAAGTGGCATATAGTAAATTCCCTCTGATGTGTTATCTGCTGGTAAATTAGTCCCAAAAAACAAAGCAATATTCCAGAATGCCCCTGCTTCTGTATCCCCCTCTGGCTCATATTCTGAAATGCCTGTATCAGTTGATGCTATTATATAAACTTCCTCATTATTACTTAATTCTGGAATAGTAAGTTCATACGTTTCAGTTGGATTATCCACATAAAAACCACGACCTCTTATTTTAAGATATCCTGCCGAAAGTTCAATTTCTCTCTTTTCTGAATCAAATTTTAAGATCTGAAAAGGGGAGCATAATAATTGTTTAGCACTTAACCCCTTGCCCTTGTATTCAACACCTTGCAAAGATGCATTAGATGATTGAGAAGCAGCCGATCTAATAGCATTTGCTGTTCTTTCCGTGTATTGAATCACTTTTGCCATTATTAAATACCTTTTCGCTCTGGTAGGTTTATGACACTCCAGTCTTCCGCAAATATCTGCGGGAATTTTCCGTAATAATCATCTGTCACTGCTGCCCCTTGCTGTAGAATCTCTCCAGTTTTCCCGTTTATCCACTGTGGGGTTGTAACGTCTAGAGAATGGTCTTCCGAATTGAATATACCATATTCTCCTTCCTGTATCTGTGCATAGCCGAAAGCATTTCTTTCCAAATCTCTACATAAATATCCTCTATAAGCCAATTTATAGTCAAGCGCACTTTGAGGCAAGCGTTCAATTGCAACATGTACTTGATACTTAATCTTTTCAGTACCAGTATCTGAAACCTCTATTTTTTGTTCTGCTGATATTTCATCTATAACAGCAAAACCAGCAGGAAAGTGTTTGTTTAGAACCCAAAGCCCGGCTTTATTTGTCGTACCCTCCAGGCCTACACCTATAGCCGAATCAAATTCTCTGACTTCATAAGAAAAATGTTCAATAATATGTTTCTCTGTTGTTTCTGCAATAATCTTTTCGCCTGTATAAGGATGTATTACATCAAGTGTAGGGAAACCTTTTTTATCACCATCTTGATAAGCTTTCAAAAACGGCACAGTCACATATTTACTGGTCGACCATGTCTTAACGTTCTTGCCGCCGCCAAGGCGAAAGAAATCACTTTCAAGGGCATCCTCGGCGTCCTCTTCATCTTGAGCAGCCCTTTCAGCCCTTCTAGTTTCAAGTTCACTTTCAACTGCCGAATCTGCCAAAGAATCTTTTATGTCCGCAAGTTCAAGCTCATTCTTTAAAGCGGCTATTTTAGCATCATCATCCTTAGGATTAGCATCCCGATATTCCTGACTTGTTGCTATCTTCTTTTTGCTCAAAGCAATATCAGCTTCATTCGGATTATCGACAGAATATGAAACACCTACCTCCCATGTAGCTCTGTCCTCTTCGCCAGAAATCATCGCAAAACTAGCATCACCGGCATAGAGTTCACAATACCAATTGTTTTTAGATAAACCTACAATTGGGTGCACTGTACCTGGTTCAGGAACATTCGCCCAAGCTGTAGATATAACTATCTGCTCAGGTCCGCAATCATCAACGTAAAATCTGAATACTCTTGACAACGTAAGCTTGTGCCCCGAACGGCCCGCCGATCCTGTATATTCAGCTATATATTCAACTAGTGGTGTTTTACTCATAAATTATCTCCTTAAAGAACAAATACTGCTTCAAAAAATTCCGTGCCGGCAACGCCTGCATTAACAGAAGAACTTTGTTTTCCCATGCCAGAGAGCTTCTCGTTTGTTTTCTCCTGCTGTTTAACCATCTTCTCTTGCACAGCAACGCTCTTTTCTGCCGCTTTCATTGCTCTGTCTGCCACGGGCATACTCTGCTGTGCTTCCGCTCTATAAGCTGCCATTGTACCTTGCACAAGAGCGTTCTCCATGTTTCTCTGAACATTAACAAAGCCATCTTTAACTACTTTAGCAGTATCACTATTTGCATCTGCGGAATCTTTAGCCGCTTTCGATTGTTTATCCGCAGCATCACTAACATCCTTTGCTGCATTGCCCAAGTCAAGAGATGCATTTGCAAGGTTATAGATTTTGTCATTCATATCCGTGACAACTTGACCAATACCATCAATCATCCCCGTGAAAATATCTTTGCTTTCCGCAAAAGGATTACGTAATTGAATATCTTCAATGCCAGCTTCTTTTAAAGCTTTCTTAAAATTCGCCGCAACGCTATCTGTAATTGCTGACAGGTCAAAGCCATCACCTTTCAAAGCACTCCATAGCTGTTTGCCAATTTCTTTTGCAACGCCGATAACATCCTTGCCAAATGCGACAAGCAAATCAAAAGAGTTACTCCAAAGTGCTGACCAATTATCACCAATCCACTTAAAAGTATCTCGGGCGTTTTCCCATAAGCTCCCATAAAAAGAAACATTCATTTTTATTATTGCAATCAATACTTTTGCGAATATTTTACCAAACGCTTCAATAACAACCATTACACTTTTAATTATCGGGATAATATCCCCGAAGCTAAGCCCCAGCTTGTCACCAAACCCTTTAGCTGTTTCAGATCCCCCAGATATAAGATGTATTAGTTTTTCAAACAGCTCATCAAGCTTAAACTCTGCAACAATTTCATCAAACATGCCTTTAAGGAAAAAGAATGCTCCAGCAAGCGCTGCAACAATTGGAATAGCTGTACCCAAAAAACCAATGAAGGGAAGTATTACTGATTGAATTGTTGAGATGGCAAAAGCAACTCCAGAGAATCCTAGAATCAGGGGTCCAACTACAGCAACAACCAAAGCAATTTTAACCGCCATCTTTTTTATTGGCTCGCTCAATTCGTTGATCTTATTAATAAGCTCCTTACCCTTCTCGAACATAGGCTTCATATACTCATTAAGCAACTTGCCGAATGGTTCCATCATGTCGTTAAATGAATTGGTTAATTGTATGAAAGGATTTTCTTCAGCAATTGCAGCGGCTGCACCGCCATACTGTTCTTCAATTGATTTTAAAACTAATGCCTGGGCTTCCCCCATGCGATTACTTTCTGCAAGAATCTTGATTTGCTCTTTTTGCTGATCAGTAAACTGAATGCCTGATCTTGCCAGCAATCCCAATTGACTTACAGGATCATTCAATGCCTTACCAAGCATTATGCTTGTGCTCTTCAAGTCTGATGCACTTGCGTTTACGCCTCCGATTTTTACAGCAACATCAAGAACAGCCTGACTTGTCCGATCAAAAGCAGTATCAGCAATGTTTGTGAAAGTAAGAAGTTGAGTTTGAACATTCTGAATGATGTCTTCGTCACCGAAAAGACTATTTTCCTGCATCTTAGCAGCCGCCGCCGTAATCTGCTCAAAAGACCGTTCAGCAACACCCGCAGAGCTTTCAAGACCAGCTCGCAAGTTGGCCAATGCTGATTCTTGCTGGCGGGAATTGGAAAAAGCTTTTTTCAGGCCCATCATAACAGGAACACCAATAGCAGTAAAAACAGCACCAATCTTCATGCCTTTCATTGCCAAACCCTCAAGTTGGCCACTCAAAGTGTTAACCTTTGACTGAAACTGGGAGTCTTGCATCTTGATCCATACTGTGGCTGTCTGATCCATTTCTTAATTCCTTTTTATGATTCTTCTTTGAACGATCTTTGTTTTAGATGGCTCAATTGCCTTTATCTTTTGCGATTCCGCCTTTGCTGAATAATAACCAAAAGCAAGTTTATTACTGTCATCGTCAATAACTGTCTCTTGCTTTCCAGTTATCTTTTTCCAGTCAAGTATCATGTCTTTTCCGTCAACTCTACGCCCATGCATTCGCCACATATTAGCCAGCAAGTTTGCCTGTCTAATATCTGTCTTGTCACGATCGAGAATCACATAATCCTTGTAAAGCAAAAGCTCAATCATATCATGAGCAGTAAACCGACTACGAATAACACGAGCAGGTAACCCAGAGTTTAAAGCAAGTTCACAACTTAAGCGTCGGAACTTGCTTTTTTTGAGTTTTTTTCCGTCACGCCAATCTTATCAAAGCCCATAAGCCTTAATGCTTCCATTCCGCCCTTAACTCGTTCGCCAAACTCGAAACTCCGAAGAAAAACAATTTTTAACTTTTTACGCCCGGACTTGCTCAAATGTTCGCCCTTGTCATCAACAACACTATCAACGAATGCATCAATGAGCATATCAGAGCCAATCTTGACCTTGTCATCATTGTTTGATTTGTCCCCGTCAAGCATCCCCATTAATGCCGAACCGGTAGGAGATTGCAAGAGTGATTCCATGTCAAGCTCTTTTAACTCAAAATCAACAACAACACCCTTGCGATTTTTGAGCGAAACCACGCAAATATCAACATCACAATCCATGATCTCAATGTCTTTTAATCCAGTAAATTTCATATAAGATTAATCCTTATCCTGTTGGGGCTGCTGCATAAATACCTTTAGCATTTATGAAAACCTCATAGTCCGCAACAAACTGCTCTTCACCATCAACAACAGATTTCCCTTGTGGGGTGAACTTAACCAGCCAAGCACTTGAATAGCTTACTGATTCTCCAGTATTAAACGTAACCTTAAGACTACCCTCAATCTGCAATATGCTCTGAATTGAAACTTCATCACCTGGATCATAACTAGCCACGCCACTAATTGGAGTAACCTCAACAAACTTTCCTGGTTTGTATTCATGCAAATAAACTTTACCGCTAGCAACTAGAGGCGTTGCATCGTTATTCGTAACTTTAACCGCATTACTACCCTGATACCCCGGAGGGTTTGCATTCAGTGATATAAAGTTATATGTATCAGTTCCAACAGTCATTTCAATCTGAGTCATCCCAGATGTGTATTTGTCTTCACCTATCTTTTTTTCTGTCATCTTTTTATCCTTAATTTATACCGTTAACATAAACATCCAGGAATAACCTGTATGAACCATTGTCAATAAACCCACCAGGGCTTTCCTTAGCTCTGTAAACTGAAAATCTATTTGTGCCCACAACACCACGCTCCCCCTGTAACGCAACCGCAATACTTTTTGCTACCACCCGACCTGCATAAGTTCCTGCACCCTTAGGACAGTCAATCCGCCACTGTATGTACCAGTCCGACATTTGAGAATCTCCCCCAATCCCCCTATCATTAAGAGGGATTAACACCACACTCACAGCAAGACCGTCCGAACGTGCAACGCCAGCAGCAGCATTTTCATAGCCAACTTGCGTAGCTGTAACAACCCCTGCACTCACCGCCAAGCCCACAACAGCCTGCGAAATTGTATCTTTATTTATCATGCCTTAAACTTCTTTCCAATTTCCGCCATAACATTCTCAATCATATGATCCTCGTCATTCAGCTTTGAAATATAAGGCAACGCATTACTAATCCAAACCGCCCCAATTGCACCAGCCTTTAGCTTAAGCGTAACCCCCCCAACATCCGACTTCGCCCACTCGTTACCATTTGCCGGCGCACCCTTAGCCGGTTTAGGTTGTGGGTCCGCTTTACCGGGTGCAAGAGGTCCTGCCATACTCACATGCCAGTTTAACCTTGCTGTGCCATTATCAACCCTTGTTTCAACAACAACTCCCTGATAAGCTGCAATCGTAATTCCACGCATCAAACTATTACCAAGTTCAGCAACACCTTTGCTAAAATCCTTCAAATCCTGTTTGAACGTATCCATGTTGCTATCCTTCGCAAATCAACGTATACCCCGCAACCGACAATCCCCCCGGCAACGGCATAACCTTTTCAACAAGATAACTTTCACCATTATACTCAACCCTGCAAAGCCTGTTTTTAGGAATCAAAACCCCGAACTTAGCAGCCGCCACAAAAAACTCAAATCCAGTTGCTGGTGTAGAATCATTAGAAATGGTAGCAGCCGTCCAGTTGGAAACCGCCACGGGAACAGCCTCAATCTTCGTTTCCGTACGAACCGCAGCCGCCCCAAACGTCCCCGGCGTTTCAACGATCACAACAATATCAACCGTTGCATTTGTTCCCATCTCCACAGCATCATCAACCAATCCACCCAACCCAATATCATCCAATATGCTCATAATTTCCCCGCAAGTTGCAAAATCGTCAAGCAAATCATGCCCACACTGCCAACAATTGCCACCATTGAAGTAAAACTAAGTCTTCTTGCATTCATCATCTGCAACTTTTGCCCCTCAAGAAGACACACAACAGAATCCCTAAGGAGTGGAGCGAATCCATTACAATGTTCAGGCGTTTTCTCCTTCTTCAATCCACTAATAAGATCGTCATATCTCTTGCACTGTTGAGCTTCAATCCAGTCCATCGTCGCAATCCTTTCTTTTCTCTATCTTTACAATCATGCAATGATAGTCACTTGATCGCTGGACTTACAAAGACTCTAGCGTTATCTTTTTCCACGTAGTTGGAGTGTTTCTTATATAGAGAAAACCGCTAGAAATAAGCATATCCGCTGCCGTTGATGGAACCATATCCACCCCACCAGTCATGGTTGCATATGTTAACTTGTTTGTTCCAACTGCTGTAAAATCAGAAGTGGTTGCAACATCAGTTCCAACACCACCAGAAACAATTGTCAATAAAGAAACGTTGTTAGTCCCAAAAGCACCCGCAACAACCAAACCATCAGCGTTTATTTCAGCAACAACATTAGTCTGTGTGCTTGCTACACTCGAACCAATCACAATATCATTACCATCAACAATATTAGTGACAAACGTATATGTATCATCTCCGATAGTAAACGTGTCATTCGTAGTAGGATTAACCGCAATCGTAAGCATGTTAGTTGCCGACACCTGGTCGACCGGAGCATTAGTCTCATAATAAGGACCCAGCTCATCTGCCAACTGTAATTCCAGTCTAGCAAACGCATCATTAATCAACGCAGTACCATTCTCAAACGTTCCTAAACGTCCTAGCCTTTCACTATCACCATGAACCATGGTAATCGCCAACATCACAAATAAACCAATTATTAATATTCTCATCTTATCACCTTTTTTTTAATTACTATAAACATCATGAACATTCATACCACCAACGCTACCGCCAACATCAATAGAACCCAAGTCTTTTAACAAACCCGGCACAAGTTCAGCTATACGCTTTGCAATCATATACTTATCGAATGTCAAAGAAACTGGACCAGCAGACATACTAGATAAACCTTTAGCAATTGCCGATGGTAGTTTTGTAGTATCTTGCTGGGTTAGATATAATGCTTGCTCACAAACAGCCTTTACAACATTTGGAGGTATAACAGAATCGTATAATGCTTGCCCGAAAGTGTTATAAAATCCAGTAGCCGGGAAATGTAACAATTGTGTAGAATTCGACGGTTGACCATACCAATCAGCGGCCGTTTCAAGCATCATCGTTGCAGTAACAAGATAAGCCTCTTTTTTGCTTTCAGTAAGATCATCCCAATCATCAGAACCAATACGCAAAATAAAATAAGCATCTGCATCATCAACTGAAGCATAACTATTTGAACCTGTACCACCAATTGTTGCGTCAAATGCCATTATTTTTTAGCTTTCAATTTCCCAACTAAAGTTTTATTAGCTTCCGCCATTGTGGCATTATCTGCCTTTAGCTTTTTGTTTTCGCTTTGCAAAACGTCAAGAGTCTGTTTGATGTTTTCCAGCTCTTTAGCTTCCGCAATAGCAACCGCTGCCTTAGCTTCACTATCAAGCACAATGTTAAAATGCCTTTTAATTTCAGCATCAGACATAGTAACTGGATATTCAACAGTAACACCGTCTGCCGTAGCAACAACCTTTTTAACATCTCTTGTGATTTTAATATCAGTCATGTTTTCTACTTCCATAAAATAATAGTACATGTGATGGTTAAACACCACATGTACTCGGTAATTTATCCCTTAAGAATAAGTAATTCCCTTTGATTCCAAACCTTATAACCAGCAAACATTTCAACACGAAGAACCTGCATGCCTCTACCAGGATAGATTGAATAGCACCAGTTAAGATCTGCAAGATCATCTTTAATGTCTGAACGGAATATAGCCTTATCCTGTCCTAGATCAGGAGCACGTGAAGCAAATTCAGCAGCACTTGATGTGTACATCAAGTTAGCTGTAAAACTATCACTAATAGTAACCGCAGCACCATCAGCAACAGCATTCACAAGACCATCACCACCAAGAACAATGTCACCATCTCCGTCACCGGCAAAACCAGTAACAACAACATACTCTGTTGTGTCTGAACCAAACTTCACAACATCACCTGCTAGAATTGCACCCGTGCCTGTGTCAACATGAATTGTCTTTGAACCAACTGCATAATCTTCTGCAAGGTCCACAAGATATCCATCAGCATCACCCTTTGTATGAGAAGCAATCTGACTTGATTCTCTGATATCGCAACCAAAGAGAGATCCAAGACTACCACGTCTAAGCAAATCAGCTGTTCCAGCTTCATTGACTTTCTGTAACCCTGTTAGCTTACGCATCTTTGTACCAGCTGCCGAATTCAGACAAGCTGAAATATCGCCTTGATATCTGTTGATACCACTATCAACCATAATCTTCATACCATCTTCAATCAAATCTGCATTTGATGCAAAAGGAGTAGTGCCAGCTGTTCCAATCGCTCTTGAAGCTGATTGATACATTGCTGCAGCAAGATGCCCCTCAATAGTGTTTCTTCCTGCTCGTAGACCTTTCAAAAGTCTGCGATTAAGTTGAGTTTTCCACCCAATAGTGTTGTTAGCATGTCTCTGTTGTTCAGGCAGAATGCTCACATCAAAAAAGATGTGGTTTGTCAACTTGAATGTGTCATTGCCGTCTGAATCTTCTGGACCGTCAATATCACCCATTTGAGGAGTGAAACTTGAAGCAGAGTTAATTGTCACATCTCCGGTAACAAGAGATTCGATCTCTTTACCAAAAGAAGCTTTTGTAACGTCACTAACGTTTCTTTGTACACTCTGTAGAATTCCAACAGGCTCAGCCTGCAGTGATTCCATTGTTCCATAGAGAACTTCCGTAATTGTATCTGTATATTTATTAGCCATTGTATTATTCCTTTTTAATCAACTATACTATATCCGCCTTGCATAAGCTGCCGTCTTTCAGCCTCGGGCTTATTGTAGAAATCATCACGAGAAACAGTCTTTGTTCCCTTGTTTTCACCACCGCCACCAGGAACATCCGCACTTGTCGAATTTTCCAGCCAATGAGGAGAATCTTTAATTTTCTTGTCTAGCCAGTCTGAAACTTCCAAACCAGTATCAGCCTGAACAAAACCACCCTTGTTGTCATTCAACTTATCAGAAAACACAAGATCACGTTCAGCATGTAACAAAACATCAGCTTTCGCACTCTTACGTAGAGTATCAGGTAACAGACCGTCAACAGTTCTTACAAGCAAATCTGCACGATGCTTAGCAGTCAAATCATTTGCAACAGATGTTAAATCTGTTATCTGCTTATCTCGCTTTTCAATCTCTGCTTGTAGATTCTTTGTAACAATCTCTGAACCCTTACCAGCTCCCGCCGCTTCAAGTTCTTTTACCTTTGCAGTAAGTGTCTTGTTTAATTCGCTTGAATCACCAACATCAGCAAGTGACTTCTCAGCAGAATTAGCTCTTAATCGTTCTTTGTTCAAAGCACTTTTAAGACCAACAATATTCTCGCTACTCTCTCCATCACAATCTAAACTAAAGAATCCATCTTCATTTTCGACCGCTTTATATTCTTTCTGAACATCCTCCGACAAACTACCAAGCTCATCTTTAGACAATTTGAACTTCAACATTTCTATATCCTTTCAATTGGCATCTCGCCATTAAATCAATAGCATCTCGCTTTAGTGCCACTTATACGAAAAAAAAGAATAAAATGCAAGATGTTTTTTCGTGTAAATCGTTGATTATTAACACCTTAACAGTCTAGTGTAATCTATTATAACCTACTGTAATAAAAATAAAATCAAAAAAAATGGCTGATAATGCGGTTAAGCACTATCAGCCATTCAACAAACAACAACAATATTAAATTATACTATTCAAACATCTTTTTTAATTCACCAACACTCATCACTTTATTTGTACCAGTCTTAATAAGTTCTTCTGAACTTACACCACTCTTGAAAAGATCCGCTTGATACTTTCCGCCCAAAACTTCCTTTTGGATATCATAAGTCTGATTTTTAAGCCAAGCATCACCACTCATCTTAGCCGGCACCTTACCAAACACATCGCCAGCATAACTACTCTTCTGATCATTCATCAACCGATTCTTATAACCAGACGTCAAATTATTCCACTTACCACGAGCATCCTTATCATTCAAACCCTTAGCCTTTTGCCCCTTCAAATAATCACTCTTAGCATCTTTCATAAAGTTTCGACCACCAACGCTCGGCTGTTCACCAATCAAACCAATTCCACTAACCTGTGGCACAAGTTGACTTCTACAATTTGGGTGTAACGGCGGTATAGGTGTGCTTGCATCATCAATCTTATACAAATTCCCATGCAAAGAATTACATATTGCAGAGACCCTACCATCACGGACAGCAGAAAAAACAACACCATCCAGAACATCAGAGTTTGCTTTTAAAAATTCTAAATGAGATTGATTGCTTGTACCATTGGTTATAGTTCTTGCAAGCCTAGTTCCTACATTGCGTGAAACCTGTAACGCCCCATCTTTATAGCCCTGTGCCCTTGTACCGTAAAGAACTCGCTCAATATCGCCCATAGTGTTACCCTGTGCAAGGTTCATCCTAACAATGCCTGATATCCGCTGTAAATCGCCTTGTTGCCAATTGTGAAACCACTGGTCGAATGTACCGCCGGAAAAATTACCCAACGCAACAATGTTTTTTAATACAAATGGTTTGACTTGATTTAAATCAACATCAAAAGGAACCGCTTTTTTAATTGACCCTTGTAAAATATCGTGTTCAACCTGAACCAATTTGTTAAAGTCCTCAAGTGCATTTTGTTTTGCGGTTGCAAACCCCGGGGCGCGAATTGCTGCAATGCTCTTGTCTAGTTTATTAAGTTCGGCTGCATACTCTTTGGTGAGTTTTCCCATACCCTCAAGTTTGGTCTTGTCTGCCAAAAGTGCTTGCAACTTCTTTTCAGTCTTTGCAACTTCTTTATTTACTTTGACAGCAATACCATTACCCACCTTTTCCAGTGCGTAATTATACCGAATCAACTCATCATGTACTTGTTCATTGACCGTTTTCATTTACATTCACTCCAGAAACTAATCCAAACTCATCTGTATGTGCACTCCATTCCTCAAAAGTCTCAAACTGTGTCCGCTTAGCTTTTTTCAAACAAAAGAAAACATCTTTTTTCGCCATCAATCCCATATTTACAAGAGTGGCCAATTGTACAAGGTCTTGTGTTAATAAATCATCTTTCCTGAAATCTGTATTAACCAACACTACAATTCCCGAACCATCAACAGCCATCCACGTTGCAGCCATACGAAGCAATCTAACCATAGACTCTTGAAGTGCTAAAGCAACATTCTGCAATGATGCTGTCTTAACTGATAGTCTAGTATTCAAAGCTACTCCAGCCTCCGCACCTTGCTCAATAAGCTCAATGTTCCGCCGTGCATCTTTTTTATGATCTGCAATTGCATTACGCATAGCCTCAAAACTTATACCGGTTGTTTCAAGTATCCCAATCTCTGGTTTAGCTTCTGGATTCTCAACAGCCAAGGCTACAGATGATCCTAGTTGTATACTCTGACCCTTAGCTAATTTTGCGTTGATTGTGTAAAGTGTTGGCTGTCCAGTTATGTCAAGACTTTGTTCCAACCTTGCAGAATTGATATAAGATCTCAAAGAACTCTCACTAATTCTAATTGTTACTGGTGTGCAAACATCCGCACCAATATTGACCGAGTTAACAATCAATCCTGGAATACCCCTAAATTTACGCTTGCGAACATCCTCGTAAATAGCACCAGTCCCAGGGTAGTTAAAATCAAACATCTTAGTATCTTCAACCAAACATGTATAATAAAATCCAAAAGCATCAATTGCGCACACCCTGAATTGTTCAACTTGCGACCATGTTCCATTAACAACCTTAGTTGTACTTTCATCCAAAACAATTGCTTTTAAGTTACCAAAAGCATCAACTCTCCAATCTACAATCTGTAACGCATCATAAGTTACTAACTTTAAATTATTAGCCTCTTTATCAACTGTCCAAAGACAAAAGCATCTCCCTGTAACAAGCTGACGCTCTAACAAATCTCTCTCAAACGTTGCAAGCTTTCGCCCATCACGTGTAGCACAATCTAACAAATATTTTAATTGCTCAGGCAATTCTATTTTCCCGCTATCCTCAAATACTTGACCTTTCATCGAATCAACAGCATCCTCAAGTATCTCTGGGAAATCAGCTGACATCTTATAACCATCATAAAAAAGCCTTACAGATTCTGGACCATCTTTAATCTCTTTAAAAACTTTGCCAGATGGTAATGGCAAATACTTTCTACCTTGCTTTTTTACTGCATACTCACCTGCAAAACAATCTAATTGTAACTGCCACAAAATCTTAAACTCATCATATTTCGGATGCCTAACAATCTCATTCTTATTTTCAACTGTCATATCTAAATCCTTTATTTTTACCAACCATCAACATCTAACTCTGAAACCGTATTCTCTCCACTATGTACAACATCTTTGTAAATTGCAACTACGCCACTATCAACTTGATCATCATGCAAAGCATTAGGAAACATCAAATGCTCATCCGCCCATGTATCATTCCATTTGCCATCAACTACATAAACATTACCAGCCTCCATCGGAGCCTCAAGAACACTCGCCGCCCTGGTGACTTTATCACCAGTACCCTGTGGCGTAAACTTCTCGACAACCTGTATCCCTGCAAGCATAGCTTTCATAATTATGAAAGTGTCTTTGCTTTGCCCAGTGCTCTCAATTATTGTCTTATTGCATCCCAAAACTTTATCAGCCTTAGCAACTGATAACATTATCTCATTACGCTTCAATGCAGTATGCCTGAACCTTACAACATCACGATAATAAATCCTACCGCTTGGCTTGTCATAAGCAACTAAACTTCCTACTGTCCAGTCTGGATCATCTTTCTGTCTCTCGTCTTCACTTGATGCCAAATCCCAACCCCTGCGCCAATTTAAACCCGGGGGCAAATCTTCAACCTCAATCATCTTGCAATTGCCAATCTTTAGCAATGTGCCTTCTCGTGGCTTAGGGTCTTGCTGATAAAGTGAGTTCCAACCATATTCACTTACACTCGCTCTTGCCTCTTCATAAAATTCTTTTGAAAACCGCTCCGGAAACAAATAACTACCATCTTCATTTTGAGACTTCATAACTATTTGCTTAAACTTCGGAAACTTAGGGTTTTCTTTCATTGCCGCTATAATCCGACCGCATAAATCATCTACATGCCATCTTGTCGCAACAATTATCACTGCATGACCTGTAGGATCTCGCCTAGTCATCAAGTCTTGTGTAAAACTATTCCAAATAGCATCTCTAACCGTTTGACTCTCTGCCTCAATTCGATTCTTTACATAATCATCAATGATCATTATCTTTGCACCACGACCATTAATCGTACCACCAAGTCCCATCGCGTTTAATACGCCTATTTCATCCTGTGGTGACCAGCTCGCACGTTTATGCTTGTCTCGAGAAAGGCTAAGATTAAACACGCCACTTTTACAGCATTCGTTAAAACAATCTCTTGCAGTACCAGATAACTCTTCCGCCAAACTTGCAGAATATGCTGCAAGTATCATTTCCCAATCTGGATGCTTACCCAATATCCACGCTGGGGCTCGCTTTGAAAAAATATCACTCTTCCCATGCCTTGGTGCAATGTTTACGACCGCAAAGTAATTCTCGCCTCGCTCAACTGTATCTACTGCTTCCTGTACAACATCAATCATCACATTTGTGGGATTACCAAATGTATACTTGCGCCCTGGATGTGCTACACTAAAAAAACAACCGTAGTCTTGTCGCATAGATTCATAAAATAACTCTACATCATTTATGCTAGACATATCAATCGTCCTCGACTTCCTCTACATCAATAACCTCTGGACCATTCAACCGGCTAGCAATACGCTCTTTCAAAACTTCAAAACTTAAATTGCCATAAATGTTAATCTCGTTATTGTTCCCGCCGCCCCTTACAGGTGCATCCAATCCAAACATCTTTCGCTGGGCTTCCAGTGTCTTCAATATCAAATTGCATCCAGCAACCTGCAACTTGGGATCGTCAAGCATCCCTTCTGCCTTTGATAAAAGCTTTGCGTACTGCTTGGATATCTTATGCTTTAATAAGTCCGAATCTTCCGCTGTGCTTTCCTGTAATAACCGCTTAACCCACTTATGAATAGTTGACTTAGACACGCCATCTCTATCGGCTATCTCATCAAATGTCATCCCTGCTAGTCTATCCTCAACCCAACCTTTTGCATTGGCTCTTTGACTTATAGCATGCTCGCCGGTAATCCCACCGCGACAAACATCATTGTGGCTTATTGTTTTTTTTTTAATGTCATAGTATTCTAAATTGTTTATGGCGGAAAGTTAAGGAATCGAACCTTCACGCAATTATACGTGGCTACGGTATTCAACACCGATTGTTCCCTTGAACACAACTTTCCAGTTATATCTAAACCTATTTCGCACACATAATAACAAATTATATCAATTAATCAACATAATATATCATGTAACATGCTATATATTAACAACTTATATAACCTAGTGTAATCTATTGCAACCCACTATCAGCAAAATTTTTTATTTTTTTTTATTTTCTAAATGCCGTTTTCAAAAAATGGTCCGTTTATTCGTGGGGTTAAACTCCCGAATATGGGTCTCTGGATCTCGGGTGGGGGTGGTCTTCGTGCTGTTTGTACCATGTTCGTAACTTAGATTTGATGGCTTTTGTACTGGAAAAAGGGTGGTTGTGGGATACTATCCCCCGGGGATTAACAAACAATAGTCAATGTTTATAGGCTTATCGTGTTTTAAAGGTGCGAATACTTAGACAAAAATTAGACAATGGCAAAAGTTAGACAAAACGCAAATCGTCTAACTTTTAAACGCCCTCGACCACGGACACTCTGGTTAACTTTAGCAAGATAGTACTATAACTAGCAAGATAGTTATATAATATCTAAGCTGTTTATTCTCAATTGTTTAGATACATTAGCATTAATTATATATGATTATTATGTATACGCTTTTAAACCACCGTAAACGCCCTTTAAATCAATTTGTTTGTGTTTTAGTACACAGACAAGCATAATACAGAGTTATTCAACTTAAAGGCTATTGTGCTTCAATTTAATAACACATTACCACAACAATCATTTATCACATGTACAGGATATGTTTATATTGAATACCCTGGAGCCTTTTGATTATGTATTAGTTTTGTTTCCTGAAAGTAGTGGTTAGAGAAAGTGCTTACAGAGGATTTGATTTGATGATGTTAATTGCATTTGATTTGTTGAGTTGATTCTTTTGTTTCGATTTTGATTAGTTTGTTTGATAGCAAAAATAAAGTAAGTAGCGAAGCGTGAAGCTACTTTACTTTTTGACTATCACAAACAATCTTTATGTGTGTATCTGTATATATTTATATATGCAGGTTTGTTGCGGTCGCGTTTTTATTTGCAAGTTGTTTGTATTTAGTTGTTTACAAGAGAGAATTACAAAAAAATGTCATTTACTGCTTCAGATTGTTGTTAGTCAAGTACTTATGGCTTATATGGTGTAAAAACAGGCGGTTTTCTTTGAACATTTAATTTTAGCTACCATTTACTTTTATAAAAGTCGTCATTACCAACGACTTAGAGAACTAAAAGAGGCTTAATTATAGCATATTCAAACAAAATGATTGATATTGTTTTAATTTCAAACATAAAAAAAGTTATAAAAGTCGTCACTGGTAAAGGCTTATGACTTTTTAAATGTATTAGAAATGGTTAAATTAGACTATTCCAGTCAATATTTTACATTTTGAAGTTGTAAGAGTCGTCATTGATAAGGACTTATGACTATTTAAGCTGTTTTGTAATACACATTAATAAAGCATAAATGATATATCTTTGAAAAGATGCATAAAAAACAGTATAAAACTCACGTTAAAACTACTAGTAAGTTTGTTGTGATGATATAAGCCTTTTTCACTATAAATGTAATCACATTTTCTCCAGCCTATTTTTCCATGAATGTTTGACCGAATGTTTAGCCATTTCCTTATCAATATCATATTCATTTCTGATAGATTGAATGATGGGATATATATGAGCAACATCCTCGTTTATTTCAAAGTCCCTGCCATTGAATTTATTATTAATACTCATCAGGTAAAAGTTTATTGTCCTTTTGAGCAAAGACCTTAAACAGTACCGTTCCGTCAGTCATCTGGACAACCACACGCTTCCCATGAGTTGGAAATATAGAACGGCACAAAACAATATTACCAGCTGGATACCAAGGCGACATACTATCGCCAGTGATCTTAATAGCGAAATCGGTATCTTTAGCGTTTGGAAAATAGACCACATCATCACTATAATTATCCACATAATCAGGTAATACATTATTATCTATAGTATCAGCCGCTGCAATGCTAACAACCTTAACCGCTACCCATTCCTTAGAGTTTACTGGTCGGACGTTAGAGCGTTTAACCGCATCTATATAAGGGGCAAGTATAGGCTCTATGCGTTCCCATGTTTTATCTTCAAAGTATGATACTTTTTCATTCATGATTTTACTCATGTGACCTTTTGAAAGCTCTAATATCCGTCCCATTTCAGCGTTAGAACTATGGCATCTAGTTCTAAAATGATGTAAAGCAAGAAAAACATGTTCATCTATTATTTTCATTTTAGCCCCATTTCTATTGGTTTTGTTTCCTGTATTATACACTATTCTTTTTATTTTGTCAAAAAAATGTCAAAAAAATGTCAAAACCATTTGACAAAGTTTCCAGTACGTGATACCATTCGGTTGTTTTTAAGTAAAGAAAGGTAAAATATGGCGAAGAAAAACAAGAGACCCGAGATACCGTTTTCATCACACAAACGTGTTAAAACGGTAGCAAAAAGGGATGGTCAAGGGAATTTACCCAATTTTTATAGTACTATTATAAATCTTGGGTTAGCTCAATACGAAGCTAACAAAAAATTTTTCTCGTAAGGTTTCGTGTACGAGAAACAATAATTAATAAAAAAGTATGGAGAAAAGATTATGACAGAAGAAAAAGAAAAAGATAACAGTCCAATTTTAACAGAATTGATTATGGAACGTGTTAGTTCTTTATCATTGTTTGAACAGGCTAACTTATTGGCTTGGATTGAAAGACCACCTAAAAAGGTTTATTCACCAGAAGAAAAGATAGTTCGTTATGAAGAGTTAAAAAGACTTAGAAAAGTTGAAAGAGATAAAAGAAACGCATCAGTCCAGCAAGAGTTGATTGATACTTATGACACGATAAGAGAAAACGACCCAATTGTGACTATTGCAAAACTAGCAGATCATCTTGGAGTAAGTGATGCCAGCATCCGCACACGCCTAAAGAAGAATCGTGATTTCATCAATGAAAAGGGTGTAGTAGCAAAGAGGGTGCCATCATGCTAAGTCTCAATTTTTTAGAGTGCCAGCACAGAGCCAGACAGTTTGATGGGGGATTACTTCCTAAAGACTGTCTGGACATGATGAGCATGGTTTATGGTTCAGATGATCTTAGATCACTGAACAAGGCTAAGTTATGCGTAAAGGTTCAGATGCTTTTGCGTGCAGGAAATTCAGCCACAGATATTAAAGCTGTAAAATCAGCAGTAACAGAATGGAGAAAGTCATGAAAATATTAGTAATAGCCTGGATCATCTTCGTGGTCTTGTTAATGGTTCTTATGCCAGAGGTGAGGATATGAGAAAAACACCTAACATTAGCGTAAGTTATTATGAGGGCGATTTGCAAATAGATTATGACTGTCCAGAAAAGCATTGTAAATATGGATTCTACGACATAATGCCTAAACAGAAGGACGCTGTTTGTTGTTTCTATAATTATAAATGTGACAATCAACTAGCACAATTTAATGCTTTAGATGAACTAAATAAGAAGCTAACTAAAGAACTAGACAAATTAATAATTGAGGAAGAATAATGGAATCAACGCACAGAATCAAGGGCGAGATATACGAGATAGGCGGTAAAGAAAATTGCACAATATGGATAATGTCTTTTGATGATGACATACCTGTTTATGCAAGTCCTCTACAGGTAAAAGAAGCTATTGAGCAAGGTATTCAACTTAGCCCCGGTGATAAGGTTCACATTCAAGCAGTAGTAATTTGTAACAAGTTCTGGGTAAAAGAATTCATAAAGGTGTAACTATGAAAAAACAAAAATATAAAGGAGTAGAATACTTCTTAATCGACAAGTATGAAGCATATTCAATCATTGATGGGCGTGTTCCTGAAGGACTTTTCTTGGAAGATGCCGGCAACAGATGGGTTGCCATCGACAATCTATCAGGTAACGCTTACACAGAAGATTTTAGGCTCAAGACATCGGCGATGCTATGGCTGTGCGGGCGAATGATGGACGAATTGCCAGTATGTCCCCTATGTTTTCAGGAGTTCTATTCAACAATAGACATGGAGTTTGATTGGACATATACAACTCAATGGGCTCACTATGAATGCATAGATACACTCAACAGAATGAGCTCATCCGAACAAAACATTTTCAACACAGCAAGAAAGTCTCTCGTCAAAATAATGAAATTTGGAAGCCATGACAGTGACCAACCTTATGAGCTAAAACGGCAGATTTTCGACTACTTCAATGTAAAACTTGATGTATGCCAACCAAACAAAAACGAAAATAGAGGAAGGTTATCACTACAATGAGAATTAAAAAATCAGGCACAAAAAAAACAGACTACTTAAGCGTAGTCCAGGGCGGACAAGGACGAGATGAAGATAACATAGTAGAGGCTGCAATGGCTGTACTTTTAGTTATCACGGTGGGAGTGGTTGTTATGGTCGCTCACTATCTAATCAATTTAGTTAAATAATTTACAGTGTTCAACAATTAACCAGGAGAAGCCTATAAGAATGACAGACAAGTAACTTAGACAAATTAGACAGCCAAAGGTTAATCAATCAAACAAACGCATAAAGCGAAAGGAAAAGAAGATGGAGACAATGGAAAGTTACGACAAAGAACGGGAAGGACAAAGACACCTACTGGAAACAATAGGTAACACCGCATCATCACATGTAAAAAGTCTACTAAGTGAAGAAGGCTTTAAGATGCTCTATAAGAATAAGAAAATCAGCATCACACTAACTTTATCAGTTAGTCAATTCTCAAGTAAAGAATATGGATTTGATGGCTCTTGTAAGATTGATTCAAAAGAGACAGCAAAAGAGTTAGTTGAGTATGTCAGCGTAGATGATCAACTTGATTTAGGAATATAAAAAAATAAAACGCCGGGGCGTGCACTCTTGCCGACCCATAAAGGAAACAAACAATGACAGTGAAAATAAATAGCTTACACATAGAGAATGTGAAAAAAGTTAAAGCAGTAGTACTTCAACCCGGGGCAAACGGCTTGACAGTTATAGGTGGCAACAATGGAGAAGGTAAGACAAGTATTCTTGATTCCATTGCTTGGGGATTAGGTGGCAATAGAAAAGCCCCAACCAATGCCCGGCGAGATGGATCAATGACACCGCCACTACTCAACATCACACTAAGCAACGGGATAAAAGTTGAACGCTCTGGTAAAAATTCAGCTCTCAAAGTAACAGATCCAGCTGGTGCAAAAGCTGGTCAAGCACTACTTGATAGTTTTATATCAGAACTAGCTTTAGACTTGCCAAAATTCCTAAATCAGAATGCAGACAAGGCAAAAACTTTGTTGCAGATTATTGGTGTTGGTGATGAATTGGTTAGACTAGACCAGGAAGAAAAATCACTATTCCAGAAAAGACATTCTATTGGACAAATTGCAGACAGCAAAAAGAAACATGCAGCAGAAATGCAAGAGTTTCCTGATGTTCCAGAGCAACCAATTACAGCAATGGAACTGATTAAGGAACAGCAATCTATATTAGCTAAGAATGGCGAGAATCAACGTAAGAGAAACAATGTTAATGAATTAATAAGAGAGCATGATGTTTCTGTTGATAGGGTTATAGAATTAGAATCTAAAATGACTGAACTAATTAAACAACTTGATACTGCAAAAGATAAAGTTAGTCATCTGTCCAAGGACATTGAGACAGCAGAAAAAACAGCTGAGCAATTGCAAGACGAATCAACTACAGAAATAGAAAACAAGCTCAACGACATAGAAACAACAAACTCACAAATCAGAGCTAACATAGATAAATCTAGAGCACTAGACGAAGCTAACGAATACAAACAACAATATGACGGCTACAGCAATGAACTTGAGGATGTTCGCAAGAAACGCCTAGAACTGCTTTCAACAGCAAATCTTCCACTACCTGAACTAACTGTCAAGGATAGCACTTTACTCTACAAAGATAAAGCATGGGATTGTATGTCAGGAACTGATCAATTAAAGGTTGCAGTTGCTATTGTTCGTAGACTTAACCCGAATTGTGGTTTTGTTCTGATTGATAAATTAGAGCAGATGGACCAAAAGACATTAACAGAGTTTGGCGAATGGCTAGAAACCGAAAAACTACAAGCAATCTGTACACGAGTTTCTACTGGTGAAGAATGTTCAATCATCATTGAAGACGGACTTCCACAAGGACAGTCATATTTAGACGTAACAAACACCCCTGAACCATCACCAACAGATGATGACCCTTGGGAACAATTTAAAAAATAAAATGTAAGGGCGGCATTCTTGCCGCCCCATAAAGGAAACAAAATGCAAGTAATAAGCGGAAAACAAGTCAAAGCACAAAGAGTAATTGTATATGGTCCAGAAGGAATTGGAAAGTCAACAATGGGAAGTAAATTCCCTAATCCAATCTTTATTGACACAGAAGGATCAACAGCCGAACTAAATGTTAACAGATTGCAAACCCCCAACAGCTGGACAATGTTAAAACAGCAAATACAATGGGCATCTAATCAGGGGTATCAAACAATTGTTATAGATACTATTGACTGGGCTGAAAGGCTCTGTATCATGCATATATGTGCATCACGTGGCATAGAATCACTTGGTGGAGGCAAAGACTACGGCAAGAGCTATAATCTACTAGCTCAAGAGTGGGGAGGACTTCTCAACTACCTAACAGATATCACATCAAAAGGTATAAATGTTGTTTTGTTAGCACACGCTCAAATGAAAAGAACTGATTTGCCAAATGAAATGGATTCTTATGATAGATGGGAACTCAAACTAGAAAAGAAGACATCTGCATTATCTAAAGAATGGGCGGATATGGTTCTATTTGTCAACTACAAAACAATTGTAATTGAGAATGAAGACGGCAAGCCCAAAGCACAAGGTGGAAAAAGAATGATGTACACCTCTCATCACCCATGCTGGGATGCTAAAAACAGAGTTGGAATGCCTGAAGAATGTACTCTTGATTATGCAAACATTGAAAAGTATATTCCAACAATTGCCACAGCTCAACCACAACAACAGCCACAAACACAGTCAACGCCTAAAACTCAAGACACTAAAAAAAAGGAGGTTAAACCACCGGTACAAGCTAAACAACTACCGCATCCCCAAAACAAACCAGTTGTAGAGTATGACGAAGAGCGTGCAGCAATTCAAGCTGAATGCATTAACAACCAACAACTAGCCGACCTTATGGCTTTGGACGGTATAACAGAAATTCAAATAAGAAAAGTAGTATCAGGAAAGGGAATATATCCATTTGAGATGGATATTAACGATTATGAGGATAAGTTTATCAACGGAATGTTAGTCGCTAACTGGGGCAAAGTAACAGCAGAAATCAAACAAAAAGGAATAGTATAATGTCAGACTGGGATGATTACACAACGGGTACAGATCCACAAGAAGAAAATCAACAACAAACAACAGGAACAGATGAATCACTAGACTGGAACATGGATCTAACAGAAGAAGATGCAACTCCGCCAGAAACTAAAGTGCTGCCAAAAGGTAGATATGCTTATATGATCACTCACTACAAGAGAGGCTTTCATGAAGCAAGTGCAAAGCTTCCTAAATGTCCACAAGCAATTGTTTCATTCAGAATCAGTCATGATGGGGAAAACGTAGAAGTTAACAAGTTCTTTTTTGTACACCCAAAAATGAAATGGCAAATTGCTCAACTCTGGACTTCCTGCGGACTACGCAAAAAAGGCGAAACTGTAAAAGCAGACTGGAATCAACTATCAGGCTCAACGGGAATGTGTGATATTGATATCAGAACATACAAAAAGAAAGATGGAACAGAATCTCAGTCTAACGACCTGACACTACTTCCACCTGACACACCGCAGACTACATCAACAGATGATAAAGACGGATTGCCATTCTGATGCAACTTCGCCAATATCAACAAGAAGCCCATGACTCAATCATAGAGTCATGGGACCAATTCGACAAGGCTTTACTAGTCTTGCCGACTGGTACAGGTAAAACAATTGTATTCTGTAAAGTTTCAGAAACAATGGTAAGCCGAGGATCTAAAGTTCTAATACTTGCTCACCGTGGAGAATTACTTGAACAAGCAAGAGACAAGATGCAAAAATCAACTGGTTTAGGATGTTCACTGGAAAAAGCAGAATCATCTTGCCTTGATGATTGGTTCAGGATAACAGTTGGATCAGTTCAAACACTTATGAATCCATCAAGGTTGGCACAATTCAAAAGAGATCACTTTGATGTGATTATAGTAGACGAAGCTCATCACGCACTTGCAGACAGTTACCAAAGAATATTTGACTACTTCATTAAAGCTAAAGTTCTTGGTGTAACAGCTACACCAGACCGTGGTGACATGAGAGAGCTTGGTAACTTCTTTGAATCACTAGCTTATGAGTACACACTACCGCAAGCAATTAGAGATGGTTTTCTTGTAAAAATGAAAGCATTAACAGTACCGCTGGAAATAGACTTGACAGCTGTAGCTCAACAATCTGGTGACTTCAAAGCAAGCGATGTTGCAACAGCACTTGACCCATACTTACATCAAATAGTAGATGAGATTATCAAGACTTGTTCAAACAGAAAAACAGTTGTATTTCTGCCACTAATAGCAACATCAGAAAAGATGCAATCAATGCTACTTGCAAAAGGTGTTTCATGTGCAGAAATAAACGGAAACTCAAAAGATAGAGCAGAAATACTTGAAGACTTTCACAATGACAAATACAAAGTCCTATGTAATTCAATGCTGCTAACAGAGGGATGGGATGAGCCTAGTGTTGATTGCATCATTTGCCTAAGACCTACTAAGGTTAGAAGTCTCTACTGTCAAATGATTGGACGTGGTACACGCCTATATCCTGGCAAAGAGAATCTTCTGATACTTGACTTTCTTTGGCATACAGATAGGCATGAACTATGTAGACCTGCACACCTGATTGCAGATGATAGCTTTGTATCAAACAAGATAACAGAGATACTAGCAGAATCAGGAACAGAACTTGACCTTGAAGATGTTGCAGAACAAGCAGCCGGAGATTGCATTGCTGACCGTGAAGAAGCGCTAGCCAAAAAACTAGAAGAAATGAGACGTAAAAAAGCCAAACTAGTAGACCCAGTTCAATTTGAAATGAGTGTACAATCAGAAGACCTGGCACACTACGAACCATCATTCGGTTGGGAAATGGCACCACCATCAGAAGACCAAAAGAAATACTTAGAAAAGGCTGGTATCTTCCCCGGTGACATCAACAACGCAGGCAAAGCAAGCAAAATCATTGATAGGCTCAAAAAGAGAAGCGACCTAAAACTAACAACTCCAAAACAAATAAGATTCCTCGAACAAAGAGGATTTATACACGTAGGCGGTTGGAAGTTTGAAGATGCTCGCAGAATGACAAACAGAATAGCCGGGAACAGCTGGAAAATACCAGCAGGAATAAACCCAAAACAATACAATCCAAACAAATAGGGGCGTGCAATCTTGCCGCCTTTTAAAGGAAACAAATGTTAGACATAATACAAAACATCAACCCATCATCATGCACTTATGAAGAATGGCTCACAGTAGGAATGGCAATATGTCACGAAGGTGGCACAGCTTCAGACTGGGAATCATGGTCAATGGGTGATACTACCAGATACAAAGTTGGCGAATGTTCCAGAAAGTGGAACAGCTTCAGATCAACAACACAACCTGTAACAGCCGGCTCACTCATCCACATAGCCAAAAACCAAGGCTGGACACCAAAACACTATGACAATAATGAAGTGTTAGAATGGGATAACTTAACAATAGATGCAGATGACGACTACGTCTTTATTGATTCCAACTGGTTAAAGACAGAAGAACACGAACTACAAGCACCAACAAACTGGAAACCAGCAAAAGAACTACAAAAATATCTAACAACACTATTCCAACCAACTGAATACGTAGGCTACGTAATTGACACATGGGAAAAAGAAGGATCATCACTACCAACAAAAGGAATATCAACACGCACAGCAGGAGAACTAACAAAACAACTCCAACAATGCAAAAACGATATAGGAGCGGTAATAGGTGATCATGACGAACAAGTAGGGGCGTGGATACGCTTCAATCCCCTAGACGGTAAAGGAGTAACAGACAACAACGTAACCGCCTTTAGATACGCCCTAGTCGAATCTGATACAGTAGAAACAAACCAACAACTCGCAATAATCAAAGAACTAGAATTACCTTGTGCTGCAATAGTTCATTCAGGAAACAAATCAATCCACGCAATTGTAAAAATAGAAGCCGATACATTTGAAGACTACAGAAAACGAGTAGATTTTTTATATAAAATTTGCAAAAAAAACGGCTTAGAAATCGACAGACAAAACCGCAACCCCTCAAGACTATCAAGAATGCCAGGAATAACACGCAAAGGACAAAAACAATATCTCATTGACACAAACATAGGAAAGAAAAGATGGGAAGAATGGGAAGAATGGATAGAAGAATTGAACGATGATCTGCCAGACTTCCAAAACTTTGCTACAGCTTTAAAGAACATGCCAGAACTCGACCCCATTCTTATTGACGGCCTATTAAGAATTGGACACAAAATGCTTATGTCTGGACCATCAAAAGCTGGAAAAACATTTGACATGCTAGAATTAGCAGTTGACATTGCTGATGGTTTATTGTGGCACGAATTCCAATGTATAAAAGGACCTGTATTATATTGTAATTTAGAAATATCAGGTCCATCTTGTCTTTGGAGAGCATCATCAATTGCAGATTGTGTAGGTTTAAAAAATCCTAAAAATATAGACTTTTGGAACCTAAGAGGAAACCAAATCAAAATGGACAAACTCGCACCTAAACTTATCAGAAGAGCAAAAGAAAAAGGATACGTAGCCATATTCATTGACCCACTTTACAAAGTAATTACCGGTGACGAAAACAGTGCAGAACAAATGGGCAAGTTCTTCAACATCTTTGACCATATATGTGCAGAACTTAAATGCTCAATGATCTACTGCCATCATCATAGTAAAGGTGATCAAGGCGGAAAGAAATCAATGGACAGAGCCAGTGGATCAGGAGTGTTTGGACGTGACCCAGATGCGGTACTTGACTACATAGAACTAAACATCGACAAAGACAGAAGAAAATCAATACTAAACGCCAGAGAATGTCAAGCCTTTACAGACTTCTTTGATAAAAATGCAAAAGGCTGGGATGAAGAAATCCCTATAGACGATCAACTCATATCAGATAAACTATTCAAATGGGGGCAACCCAAATTTGACAAACAACTAAGAACAATCAGACTAGACCTAATCAATCGAACCTCCTACATATCAGCATGGAGACTAAGTGGCAACGTCCGAGAGTTCCCACCCTTTAAAGATAGAAAATTCTACTTCGATTATCCAATTCATACTGCCGATAAAGATGGCTTTTTAGATGATGCAAAAGCAGCAGGAGAAGAACCACCATGGAAAACACAACAAACAAGCAAAGCCAACGCACGCCAAGAAAGAAAAAAAGAACAAGAACAAGAAATAGAAACAACATATGAACTCATCAAACAAAGCGACCCAATTGTAACCATCGCCAAATTAGCAGAACACCTCGGGGTTAGTGATGCAACAATAAGAACAAGAATTAAAAAGAATAACAAATACATAAATGAAAAAGGCGTAATAGCCAAAAAAGAAAGCAAAGCAAATGATTAAATTCTTCATACCACTAAAAAAGATACCATCTAAAACAGCCCAACAAAAAGGAGTAAGAGTATGCCAAGGAAAACCAATATTCTACACCAAACCAGAAGTCAAAGCAGTAGAAAAACTATTCAGACACCACATGGCAAAACACAGACCACTAAACCCACTAACAGGACCTATTCAACTAATTGTGAAATGGTGCTATATTCCAACAGGCAAACACCTACCAGGCGAATGGAAAGACACAAAGCCAGACACAGACAACCTACTAAAACTATTCAAAGACAGCCTAGAAAAAGAAAACTTCTTCAACAACGACTCACAAGTAGCATCAGAAATCAACCAAAAATTCTACAACGACATCTGTGGAGTATTTGTACAACTAGAAAAACTCACGTAAGGGCGACACTCATGTCGACCCATAAAGGAAACAAACAATGACAGCAACCGAACTACTAACAGACATCAGTAAAAAACTAAGCTCATTAACCCAACTTGAAAAAGTAAACAACCAAATATGGGCAAGTGCAAAAGTAATCACACACAAAACAGGACTGCACCGCACGCAACTAGAAAAACTCTGGGCTTGTGGATCAATCCGCAAAACAACAGTAATGCCAAACAACCCAACCGCATGCATACGCTACAGCCTAAGCGACCTACAAGAACTCCTAGAAAAACAAGCACTCAACCCAGAGCACGCAAACAAACTAGAAGAACTAACAGAGCCCGTACAGGATGCAGTATTGCCACCCAAAATCAAAACAACAAAATGCCCAATATGCGACACCCAAAACACAACCACAGCCAAAATGTGCATAGGCTGCGGAAACAAAATGTAAGGGTTGCATTCTTGCAACCCTCTTAAAAAGGAAAACAAAATGAAAGTAAATAAAAACTACATAATTGGTGGATTAATAATTTCAATACCTCTCGATATAATGTTTATATTTTTATTATTCAACGACATAGAATCACTTTTATTTATTGTTTTCACTGTATCAATAGTATTATTTTGTACAGTGAAAGGATTAAATTTTATATATAAGGAAATGGATAAATAATGAAAGTAATAACACTAAGCAAGAAATTTCTACAAACCCACCCAAAAGCAGGAAAATCAACATACTTTGAGCAACAATTCCTCAATGGGTGTAAAATCCACACAATAAGAGCCAATGCGAAAGGATATTTCAAAGATGGAGACATAGTATCAATCAGGCAGTGGAGCGGCAAACCCTACAACAGCAAACAAGAAATAATAAAAGACAATGTTAAAATATGCGTAGTTCCAATATTTGTTGAATTATTTAAATTTTACGCAACGGTAAATAATACTATAGATGTTGATTTAGAAATCATAGCAAAGAATGACGGATTATCCAGTATAGACTTTCACAACTGGTTTAAACAAAAAAAGGACAAGTTTTGGTTTAGCGGTAGCCTAATTTACTTCACAGATTTTAGATACAAATAAAAACTCTTGACAGAAAAGCAACAACCGACTACAATTGTAGGCATCAAGAGAATCAATCTTGATAGTCGACTATTAAGAGTTTAACAAACTCTGACTTAAACAATATAAATATAGAGAAGTCTATATATGGATAGCTCATACAGGTGTTGCTGGTGAGTGAAAGGTTGATTCCCTTCCATATATAGACTTTTTTATTGTGAGGTACATCATGCAAAATCAAAAAATAACAATCACATACTACCAAAACAAAAAAAACGGACGCTACTACTTCAAAACCTACCAAGGACAAAACAGCCACCGCAAATCAATCTCCCCACCAGAACCAATAACAACACAAGCCAGAGCAGCATTCTTCGCCGAAGAAACCGCCGCCTACCTAAACGCCGACATAGCCGAAGACACATACCTATCAACCCTAAAACAAATCACACGCTCAACCCTCCACACAAAAACCAAACTCAAACCAACACAGATATGGGAAACATACCAACAAATTACCCCCAAAGACACCAAAGAAAACCAACGTAAAAAACACGAAACCCAACAACTCATCAAATGGCTATACGCAACCCACCCAACACTACAAACAACAGAAAAAATAACCCCCGAAATAGCCTACGACTACAGCCTACTACTAATCCAAACCAGCAACACCGGCAAAACAGCAAAAAACAAAATAGACAGACTAAAGACAATCTTCAACAAAATACTACCCAAAACAGGACTAACAGAAAACCCATTCAACTACAGCGCCACCCCCGACACCACAGACAGCCGAAACGGACGCCCATTCCACCCACACGAAATACCTAAACTACTCCAACAATGCAAAAACGCAGGCAACCAATGGTACGAAATAAGCATCCTAGCATGGTTATCAATGCTAAGACTAATCGACCTATGCAACCTAGAAAAAACACAAATCAGAGGGAACAGCCTCATAAGCAAACCAAGCAAAACCCAACGCCACAAAATCAAAACACTATGCTACATACCCGACAGCATACTACAAATCATCCAACCACTACTACAAGCCAACCCCGACAGCCCCTACATATTCCCAACCAGACAACAATACTACGGAATACACCGCCCACCATCAGACACATACTCAACATTCATAAAAAAAGCAGGAATCAACAAAGAAACAGACCAAGACCTAATATCATTCCACAGCTGGCGCCACACCGGCAACACCACCAGAGCCGAAAACAACATAGAACAAATCACAAGAATGATAGAAGGGGGCTGGACAGACATCAACACAGAAGGAATCTACAACAGCTCAATCAGAAAAATAAAAGAATCAGGGCAAAAAATGGGCGAAGAGATCGACAAAGTAACATCACAAATCCAGTAGCTTACACTAGCCCACACCGCCCCAATTGTCTAATTTTTGTCTAATTTTAGACCCCCTAAAAACAGCTAACAATTTGACAATCAAAGACTTACAATGGGGGAGGGGGAGGGATTTGAACCCCGAGATTGCTTTTTTATACGGGCAACAATTTGAGCGTAAAGCTTTGATTACAAAGCACTTGTCTAATAGTTGTCGTAAAGGCTAAAATCACAGATTACACTAGAATACGGTGGTTTTGTCTAATTTTTGTCTAATTTTTTTGGCTAGAATTTCATAAATGTTATTGACCGTTGTTCAGACGGCGAGATTGTTACAAATTTTGGGTCTTGTGGCTCTATGAATAATAGGTCGTGTTCGTTGACAAAGACTGCGTTGATTGCATGACGAGTGACGCTCATATCTGGTAGATAATGTATTTCTGCAACGGCTAGGCTTTCGGTGATCCTTGCGTTGCTTTGTGCATGACAGATGTTGCCGAACACTTGAAATGCGTTTGCATATTTGTCGCAATCCCACGAACCTCTGTAATTCCACACACGATAATGTTTAAGCTGTGTTTCAAACCAGGGAAAAAACTCTTTTTCATACCAACTTTTTGCAGGAACGAAAAAATTATCATCACCTCTAAAACCTTTGTCGAACATCAGCAAATATTCAAAGTTTGAATTTTCTTTTAGTTTTTCTCTGATTTGTGTATATGTAATAATCATTGTGGTTGGCTCCCGTCTACGCTGTAAGGCACTGGTATTGGTGTTAAGCTAGGGTTTGACACGCAACTACAGGTTAACGCAATTATTGCTGTTAAGGCTGCAATGATTGGCGTTAGAGTTATATATGTTTTTGCTTTTTGCTTTTTCATTTTATTTTTATTAAATCGCTTCTCATTGTTCTAAAAGTCTCGTAATCATTCTTAGGTGAGAAACTTCCTGCTCTGATATTATCTAAATTCACAATTATGTTCTTAATCTCTGAATCTGAAACAAATCTTCTATACTTCTTTCCTATGCTCAAAAGTACTAAGTGCTTGCAAGACGCTCTGAACTCATAATCCTTAAAAAACTTCGTCCACGCAACTAAT